CAAGACACTAGGTTCCCTGGAGCAAATGGTGTATTCATTGTTGATAGCACCTCTGGTTCTACAGATTTTACATACACTGCTAAGTATGAATGGACGCTAGGTTCTGGTGCAATTATTGATGCTGCAAGAACTGCATTGTATGCTGGTATTCATTACACTGGATCTGATCTTGGTGGAACTATCACCCTTGCTGCTGCTGGCGGTGGCATGGCAGGATCTGTTCAGGTTGATTGTACACAAGCACATGGATTAGAAGTTGGCAACGAAGTTGCTGTTGCTGGTTCTTCTGGTACAAATGTAAACGGATCTTGGATTGTTGCTAGAGTTGAAAGTCCAACTCGTTTCTACTACTTCCCTGCTGCAGCACCATCTGGCGCTGTTAACACAGGAACTATTAAACTATATCCTAGACCACAGGGTACTTCTATTCACAGAGCATTTGATGGTGGTGTTAAGTTCTCTACTAATTCTTCTTCTAAAAATCAGCAGGCAGTCAGACAGACAAAACGTTACTTCCGTTATCAGTCTGGTAAAGGTGTAGCATTCTCAACGGGTTCTATTCTAGAACCAGCACTTACAAATGTTGATCACATCGCTGCTAGTGGTACAACTATTACAGTAACTTGTGCAGAAGCACATAACATAAGCGTTGGAACAACAGTTGATGTTCGTAACGTAAGAGATAATAACTATAACGGAACATATCCTGTTGCCGCAGTCCTTGATCCATTCGTATTTACATATACTGTTTCATCTGCACCTGTAGATACTGTTGCATCTGGTGAGTATACTGTTACTCCTATCGATTCCTATGGAACTAAACTAGAGATTGGCATGATGGATCAGCAGAACGGTATCTTCTTCCGTTATGCTAGTGGCAATCTTAGTGTTGTTCGTAGAACATCTACCTTCCAGTTGTCTGGTAAAGTTGCAGTATCAAATGGTAATACCTTAGTACAAAGTGATCCTGGTCCTAATGGACAGAACACTAAGTTCTCTAAGCAGTTGAAGCCTGGTGACTATGTTGTTCTTCGTGGTGCTTCCTATCGTGTTGATGGTATCATCTCTGATACACAGATGGTTATTTTCCCTGACTACCGTGGACCATCTGCAAACTTTGTTCCTGTAACTAAGACTGTAGAAACAGAATGGAACCAGTCTGACTGGAACATTGACCGTTGTGACGGTACAGGTAAGACTGGTTATACACTTGACACTACCAAGATGCAGATGTTCTACATGGACTACTCTTGGTATGGTGCTGGTTTCGTTCGTTGGGGTTTCCGTGCTCTAAATGGTGACGTTATCTACGCTCATAAGATCCCTAACAACAACCAAAATACTGAAGCATACATGAGATCAGGTAACCTACCTGCTCGTTATGAAGTCAATACTATTCCACCTGCAACTGCTTGTACTAGAACAATCAATAGCAGTGACAGCACAATTTATGTTGCTGATGCTCCTACACACTTCCCTAGTTCTGGAACTCTCCGTATCAAACAATCAACGGGAGCAACCACTGGTGTTCAAGAATATGTAAACTATACTGGTAAGACTGTATTTGTACAGGATGTTATCAGTGTAAGTGCTGCTGGCGATACTATTACCGTAGCATCTACATCTGGTCTTGCTCCTGGTGGTCAGCAGACAATTGTATTTGATACACCATTCTCTAACATTGTGTCTGGTAAAACATACTATGTTGCAGCAGTTCCTTCTGGTACAACATTCCAGATCACTGATACCATTGGTAGTTCTACTGGTATTGCTCTAGATGATGCAACTGGATCTGCTTTGTCTCCTCTTTCCCGTGCTACTGCTGGTTCGTTTACTGGTCTTACTAGAGAACAAGCAGGTGCAACTGGTATCAACCTAACTATGGCATCTGGATCGTCTACTGGTACAGTAAGTTCTGGAACTGGTATTCAAAAAGGACAGAGAGTAGTTGGTAGTGGTATTCCTGCTGATACATTTGTTCATTCTATCAGTGGAACAAATATTCAATTAAGTAAAGCGGTCACATCTGCTAACCCAACTTCGATCATCTTCCCACCTTTGGGTGCAGGAACTGGTCAGACATTTACTTACAGTGCTACTCAACCAACCAGCATTGAACTTCTAGCAGCAACATCTGTCCCACAGATTAGTCACTGGGGTTCTTCGGTTATCATGGACGGTCGCTACGACGATGACCGAGCATATGTTTACACGGTTGGATCTAGAACTGGACGAGAGGTTAACTCTGGTCAAACGAAAGCACTTCTTGCTATTAGACTAGCACCATCTGTTGACAATGGTATCCCTGGTTCATTTGGTACAAGAGAACTAATCAACAGAATGCAGTTGGTTCTTAGAACTGCTGAGGTGTCCTCTAACGGTGCGTTCTTCGTTGAACTAGTGTTGAACCCGAACATTACAAACTCTATTGAATGGGAAAATGTTGGTGGTACATCACTAGCACAATATGCAGACCTAACGGCGGGCGCGTCAATTATTACGAACGAACTGGTTGGTGGTGAAGTCATCTATGGTTTCTACGCTGACAGTGGTGTTGCTGACTATGACCTAGGTCGTGTTAAAGAAATTTCTAACTCTATTCTTGGTGGTGGTGGAGACTTCCTTGCTGCTACTACAGCACCTAACCCAACAGGCACATTCCCTGATGGACCTGAAGTTCTTGCTGTTAAAGTAACGAACATTGGTGGTGGTCGTGGTTCTAACAGAAGGGCAATTGACTTCCGTATTTCTTGGACAGAGGCACAGGCATAAATAGAGCTGCCTAACTTTAATAACATGACTGAAACGAAACCAGTCGTGGTTGAAGAGAAGGATAACGATGAAGATAAAAGTGAAGTTCTTGGTAATCTAGTGAAAGTTGTAGTCCTTATCTGGTCTGCATCCCTTCTTACATTCAGCTACGTTCGCTTGCCCAATGGTCAAAAGATTTTAGATTTTGATCCCACCTTCATCGCCAGTGTGTTTTCTGGATCCTTAGCTGCGTTCGGATTGTCTCCTGCCAAGAACGGATCCGCTCCTAAGAAAGCACCGTCTATCGGTAAAAAGGAAGAACAAAATGCAAAAGATAATTAATGTACTCGCAGTCCTGTCGTTCGTTGGAACAGCAGGCATCGTTGGTGGTGGCACTTATGTTTACCTAAACAGAGAAGCAATCACTGAAAACGTAAAAGAAAAGGTAGCTAAGGCAGCAGCAGAAGCAATCTCTGGTGCTCTCCCTGGTATGCTGGATGCAGCAGTTCCTAAGTTACCTGAAGCAACTGGTCCTGCTATCCCAACATTACCATGAGCATATTCAACCACGAGAAAGAAGATTCTATCGCTCCAACATCACAACCAAAGAAACCATCTGGATGGAAAATAATTATCACCACTGCTGGTGCTTTATTTGCTATCTCACACCTGGGTCTTTTAGGTTATTTGATTGACAGGAAGCAGGAACTACCGTCAGTTCCTACAATCAATATTCCTCGTGGTCCTTACTCTTCTTATAAAATTCAAGCAGGTAAGGATGGTTATACTATTGAATATCGTGCAAACGATCCTAGGGTATTAGAATCTGAACGATCTCTTGATCTTAATAAAGATAAGAGAGGATTGTTTGGTGGTGGTACAGAACAACGTACTGAATATCGTAGAGATCAATATACTATGGATGGCACTCGTAATATGGGAGGTGTCGTCTCAGGCGAAGGGGGAAAGTCTGCAAAAGAAGTAGAGTGTTTGATCGCGGACGCTGGAGCACGGTCACAAGGTGCAATGGCAGGTAGTGCTATCGCTGCTGGTGTTGCTGTCCCTGCTGTTGCTAACATTCCTTACATTGGTTGGTTAGCAGGTGGATGGGCATTGCTACTAGGACAGAAAGCAGGTTCAGAACTCGGTTCGCAAGTCGGTGAAGTATTTAATGATTGCTAATGGACATACCTGATATTAGAATTAAAGGAGGGAATATTGATATCATTCAAATTCCCTTCACTCCTGATTATTTGTTAGAACCACCCCAAGCATTACAAGTCCCAGTTCCTGTCACAACACAGATCGGTGTGCCCATCGTGGACATCCCTGGTTGTGTTGAGGCACATGAGGTAGACGAAAATAATATGCTGGAGGGAGATGATCCCAAAGGTGTAAAGGTATATTGTGATGGACAAACGCCATCATTCAATCCTATTGATTATAATGCGAATGATCTAAAGTTTTCAGGAGAGGCACAGGTGCCCCCTGTAAAGACGCCAGAGGCACCAGAGACAAAGACGCCCGAGATACCAAAGAAGATCAATACAGCGGAAGTAAAGTGCCCTACAGAGGCACAAGAATTGAAGGAACCAATCGGTACGCTAGTAGAAAGTGGAACCAAAAAAATTGTAGAGTATAGATTGGTAGGAAAAGAATGTATTCCAATCAAAGAAGATCTAAAGATACCTGATCAGATCGTCAAAGCAATTCCATCAGCAGGACAAGTCACAACCACAGCATCGATTGCTGTTGTGGCAACTGCTGCTGCTACAGCAACTCCTTTATTACTTAAGGTTGTCAAACCTATAGTCAAACAGATTATCAAAAGAGTTCAGAAACTATTAGGTAAGGAACCTCCTAAGCTATCGCAGAGTGAAATCCAAGCGAACAAGTTCCGTGAGAAGAGAGGACTGCCACCACTTAAACAACCTAAGAAGAAGAAAAAGTAATTAAGGAATTTTGTGAGTATGTGGAACCATAAAGTTTACACCTTGGACCTGTACATCTTCACAGATACGAGCGTACTTTGTGCCAGGAGCAAAGCGAATTCCAGATTTCAATAATTCTCCACAATTCTTAAGTCTCGCGATCTCAAAATCTAATCTCTTATTAGCATTTTGTTGTTGCATCAATGCAATGTTTGCTGCCGCTGCTTCTTTACATAGTGCTTGCAGTTTTTTATCCTGTGGTCTAGACCATGTGGCAGAGAAACCAATAGAAAGATTATAGTTATCTTTCTGTCCAGTTCTTGTAGGAACGAAGTATAATATGTCCCCAGGATTGTTTAAATTACCATCGTCATCGGTAGTCATATCATAGACAGGACTATCCCAGTAATCTTCATAAGGTTTTTGTGCAGATACATTACCTGTAACGAATGGAGTGAAGTTAACAGTGGGACCTTGACACTGTATTCCTCCTCCATAAGTATTGGTAATATATGGACCCTGTAAAACCTGGATTGCCTGATTGGTGACTGAGCCTGAACTATTTGCAATCGGGGCAGCAGTCGCACTTACTCCCCCTACAGTTTCCGCACCCACAGGTGTTGCATTGATGAGTTGTGTTAGACATAGACTTATTGCTGGAATATACTTGTAGTATCTGTTACGCTGGTGACCTCGGTCACTCTGTTTATAATCGTGTGGTTTGACAAACCTGGACCAGAGTAGGTCTCGCTGAACTGGAACGCTGCTCCTGGTGTTGTCTGTGTAAACGTTGGTTTGCTTGTTACGCCTGTCCATGATGATGTCACGCCATTAATAGTTACATTGTTGCTACCTGTACTTGGTGACAGGTTTCCACTTGCCGTTACTCCTGAACCA